TTCAGCAATTTTGAATGGGCTTAGAGCTTCTTCACCTGCTGTTGCACCTGATGCACCTGCGTTGAAAGTGTCCGCATAACGAACTCTTAATGTGTGGATTTGACCCACTGGACCTGTCATAGGCTGCACACCAACTAGCTCATTTGCTATTACTGTTGGCATAACACGTCTGATGACTGGTAGGATTACTCTGTTAAGAGTAGCAACGTTACCGGCGGAAGTAGCACCAGCTGTTGCACTTTCACTCAAATACTTGCGAGTGTTTTCTAGCGTGGAAGCCATTACTGCTTTTTTATTGCCTGATAGGCCTTCAAGTAAAGCTGTTTTGGTATCCTGCCAGCGACTTTCTAGTAGTTCTGACATAATTATCTCCTTAATTTAAGCCAGCCAATCGACGGATGTCTAAGACATTCCCATCGTCTGCTGATTTTCTACTAACGTTAGTTTGTGACATATCGTCACGGTTGCCTGTTATTGTTTTGCCTTCTGCTAGAACTGCCTTCTGCTTCGCTGGAGCATTTCCACTATCGATAACCGATGGTAGATACTTGTCAAACTGTTTACGTAAACGATCAGTTTGTACAGATTCCAGTAAGTCTGTCATAATCTCTCTTTGATCTTTGCCTAGTGGCGAAATCAAATCGTTCATAATTTTTTCACGCTTTGCAGCTTCAACTAAGCGTGATTTCTCTTTGCTTGTTTTTTCTGCAAGTGTTTTAGCTTTTGTAGCAAATGCTTTTGCTTCTGATAGTTGTTTATTTTTCAATTCAACAACTTTCATTAGCTTCGCAGTTTCACCTTTTTCATTTAAATGTGAAATGCTATATTCGTTTGCAAATGCTTCAAATATTTTACGACCAAAGTCGTTTCTACGTGCTGCTTCAATATCTTCTTTAAGAGTTGCCATTTCACCTTTAAGTGATTTACCAACCATTTCAGAAACTGCTGTAGCACTTCTTTCGATAAAGTTCTTTTTGACTTTAGCAAAGTGTGTCTTAGCTTCACGTACTAAACGTACTTTTGTTTCAGCTAAGTCTTTTTTGTCTTCATAAAATTCTGCAATTTCATTTGATAGGGACTCGACTACGAACTCTTCGAGTTTTGCGTAGTTTTCTTGCATTGCTGCTTTGTCTGCATGTAGTTCTTTGATTTCGCCTTGTAGTTGACCTACAACAAAATCTTTTAGAAGATCTGCATTTTCACGCATTGCAACAGCATATTTTGCTTTTGCTTCTGCGAGTTGTTTGCGATCTTCAGCAAATTCTTGAATTTCCTCAGCAAGTTTTTCAGATAACATACTATCAATAGCTTCAACCATTGTAGATTTGTCATGTTCGTACTTCTGAGCAAATTCTTCACGTAAATCAGCTGTAGCAGCTAATTTATTTTCGCGAATCTTTGCTTCCCATGCTTCCTCGATTTGAGCCCTGATCTCTTGGGAAACTACATCGTTTTCAAAGAGGTGTTTCAGTGCATCTATCATTACGTTCTCCTAATTTATTGGAGTTTACTGATCATATTGATCAGTGATTCCTTTAGATACTTTTGTGCCTTGTCGTCGTGTTTAGTTGCCTGCGCTAATTCATATGCCTGATATCCGCCACGTGTATTCATTAGATGTTCGTAAATTGGTGTAGGATATGCACCAGGGGCGCTAGGCTGAGCCACAACGTCCACAGTGATAATTTCAAAATCTGAAACGGTGTTACTGCCGTCTTCAGAAACGTTACCAGAGCCCCTAGATGAGACACCTAGTTTGACGCCGCTTTCAAGCATTGTCTTTACTAGTTGTCCCATTGGAGTTGGTAAAATTTTAAGTTTACCGTAACCGTTTGCATCGTCCATCCAAGTTTCGGATATCATATGACTAACACGGTCTAGGTTAATGTTAAGGCCTTCTGGATGATCAACTTCGCCAAGAACACTAAATCCGTTCGTTATTTGATCATTGAGGGTTTTGACAGCCCTGCCAATTTCATTTACAGGATATACACGTTGGTTTGCATTACGCACACCGCCCTGTATCATAATACCTTTCATATAAAGGTCTTTCCCTTCATTAGCAGATTCAACGACCATTCTAGCTGCGTCGAATGTCAAATGCTCTCGTAAGTTCATCATTTTAAGTTCCTTACTCTATTAGCTGCCGATAGATGATTTCTTATCAGCTGCTGCTTCGGGCTTACCTTTTTTCTCAGCCCCGTGGCCTGGCTGTGATTTTCCTGCTTTAGATGCTTTTCCGCCTGGCTTGTTAATGTTGCCTGCGTCATCTTCTTTAGCATTAATATCTGCTAGACCAGCATGGTCACCGCCACCGTTATCTTCGCCGCCATTTAGAATGTTAGCTGAGGTACCGTCTCCCATGTGATTTGGGCTTGCGTGTGCTGACTTGTTGTTAACACCATTGTCACCCATTGTTGCGCTTACTTTTTCTACGTATTCGCGCATTTGTTCACCAGCTGATTTTTCTGACTCTTCAGTTTCTTCTTCTGCTTCGTCTACTTCTTCATCAGTTGTTTCTTCTACTTCTTCATCAGCAGCTTCGTCGACTTCTTCGTCGCTTGCTTCAAATGCAAATGCTTCTTCTGGCTCTTCTTCGCCTTCGTCGTCGCCCATGTCATCCATGTCGTCGCCTTCGTCGTCACCAGCCATCATTTTTTCAAATTCTGCTTTTAGGTCATCTAGCGCATCTTCTAGGTCTTCTACACGATCTTCAACATCGCCTTCATCACCTTCGTCGTCGCCTTCTTCGTCGCCGCCGTCCATGTCAATGTCCATTTCCATGTCGTCGCCTGCGTCACCACCCATCATTGCGTCCATTGGGTCAGCTTCTACTTCGAACTCGTCAAGGTCAAAACCTTCTTCGACTTCTTCGTCTGACTCATCAACTTCTTCGTCTGATGCTTCGTCTAGATCTTCATCTGACTCATCTACTTCTTCATCAGTAGCTTCTTCGACTTCGTCATCTGACTCGTCTACTTCTGATTCATCTTCTAGTAGGTTGTTGTATATATCACGTGATTTTTCTACTACAATCTCGTGGAATAGCTCTTCTGCGCCATCCTTATCTTCATTGATAAGACGCTCGAGCATTTCTTCAAATTTGCTGCGATCTGCCATTTTCATCTCCTATAAATGTATGTACGCCTCGAGGGCGTGGGCTGTCATAATATATTTACTCTTTATACAGAAAAGTACGTAGAAATAGGCTCAAAACGACTCGTTTTTATAGAATATCAGGATCTTGAAGAATTTTTAATAAATCCTTGACAAAAATGTGTTCTAAATTAGGAAGGATTTTTAAATCTTGCGGAATAAATCCTTCTTCTTCTATTACTCTTATATATCTTTTTTTAGGATTTTCTTTAATAACAGTAGTAGTTTGACGCATCCAATTTCCAAAATATGTTGCACTATCGTTACTCTTTTTATAATTGAATGTGTCTGCGTATATATTGTTAAAGCGTTTACCGTCTTCATGGCCTTTATAATCAAAGCCTAGTATATAAATTACTTCGTTGTCATGTTGACTTGATAACCATAATGCTGTTGGTCCACTGCTCCAGCCTTTGCTAGGTTGAAAAAAATTAAATCCGTGATAATTAGTATACGCTTTGTTTGGGTTGGTCCAAACTTCGTGAGTTCTTTGATACCCTGCTTTATGCAATTCAATAATCATTTTAGTATCGACAGCAACTAGATAATCAGGTTCGAACTCTCTGTACAGTGCATTACAACCGTATACACATCCTGCACTTTTTAATAGATGTAAATCTATTTCTTTTCTACTTGCGCCATTGCCTAATACAAATGCACATTTAGAATCTTTTATTCTTTTGGAAATCTTTTTAGCACATGCTTCTATTAATGCATTTCTCTTTGCTACTTCTTTAGCAGCTCGTGAACGTGCTTTTGCAGCGTTGCGTTCTGCTTTAATTTTTTTCCATTGCTCTTTTGTGTATTGTGACTTATCTAATTTACCCATTAAACCCCACCGGCTTCAGCATTAGAAGCAATGCCATACATTTGTCTAACAAAGAATAGATCATTCTTTGATTGTTCTGTATGTAATTCGTTTGCTTTGCGAACCCGATTGATTTGGCGTAATGTAAGTCTAGTCTTGCGAGTGTCATCTTTTTTAACAGGTGATGAATCATTTTCCGGCTCATAAGACTTATCGTCTACCGGATCAATTGTTTCTTTATCAAAATAAAATAGTTCTCGAAGTATCATGTTAGTATTTATACAGTTTGGTCAGTTGTTGCGTCATTGCCTGTTCCACCAATTGGATCAGCTGTAACAGTTTCTGGTCCTGCGCCAGCACCGCCATCAATCGGTGCTTCGCCAGTGTCTAATTCATCTTCTGCTGCACCTAAGTCTGCTTCCATACCTGCTCCTGTAATTCCTGCACTTCTTAGTTCAGTTCCTGCATCAGTAGGTGGCTGGTCAATTGCTTCATCATTTTCTTCTCGCCACAAGCGTTCGTTTTCTGCTAACTCCTCGTCTGACATTCCTAAGAAACGTTTCATTGCAAATCTATTTGAAACGTAAGGTATTGCACTCATTTGTGTAAATGTAGGAATACGTGCATTATCAATTTCACTTTGTCTATATGCTGCAAAGTTTTGTGGTGGTTGGAATCTTAGATCAAACATTGCTGTGTCAATGTTTACACCCTTTTCCAATATGTAACGCTTAAATTCTAAATCAAAATCTTCAGATACAAGATTTTGTAAACGCTCACAGTAAGTATTAAATCTTAATTCTTGTATGTATGCAGTGCCGACTCGTCCATCATTGTACTGCGCAGATGAATCGTCAGCGCCGGTAGGTAGGTATGAACTAGGGATTCGTAAACCGCGTACGAGCTTATTAGTAAAATATCTAAGGTCATCAATCTCTCCTAAGTTAGTACCGCCTGGTAGTGTTTCAACTTTAGATCCACGTCCTTCAGCAGTTTGTGGGAAAAAGTAATCTTCGTTAATTGACAGAGGATTATAAGAACTGTCTATGACGTTAGTGCCGCCTCCTGTCGCCGATGGGATACGTCTTTGATGTATTTCCGTTTTAACACGCTCAACAAATTGCATAGCAAGGTGTGAAGGCATGTTGCCCACATCAACGTAGAATACTCTGCGCTCTGGCGCACGTTGT